GGTTTTGCATCAGCAACGAGACGCTCCAGCTCCTGATACATTTCTTCGGTAATACCCTGCTCAAGCACGCCAACAACGATACGGAACGTCCCCGGCTCCTCGTTGAGCTGCCACCACTCCCTCACCTCAATCAGATAGCCGAGCGGCTCCACCACACGGCGAATCGCACCAATAGTGCCCTTATGGCAGTGAATGAAATACGCATCGCGGATAACAGCGCGTTTTGTCGCTTCCGGCCACTTATCATCCCAGCGGTCAACCGAAAATGACCACGCTAGCCACGGCAGCAGATTTGCCGGACAGGTATCCGGGTTCCACAGCTCACGAATACTGACCGGTGTTTTTTCAATTTCCGCACAGGCTTTTGCGGCGGCAACTTCAAGCGGTGATGAGCCGGTCGGCAGCAGTCGCGAATCACTCATCCGAGCCTCCGGTCACGACGCGGTATTCGGTACAGAAAGACGCCTGCGTACTGTTGAGCACGATGTCGGCCAGTGGTGCGGCCAGCTCGACACGCTGCACGCCTTCCACATGCAAAGCGGCATAAATGGCAGACAGACGGATGTCGCGCCCAAGCCGGTGCTGTGCCGTGATGTACGCTTCCAGTTTTTTCACGGCGGCAGCGCGTATGGGTTCGCTTTCGGGACCAGGGTAAAGGTAAAGCGTGGCGTTTATCTGGTATTCAACGATGGCGGCAGACTGCACGGTCACGCGGTCGGCCACCGGCCTGACGTCCTCACCATTAAGGGCGTTACGCACCACGGCCAGCAGGTCTTCGGATGCAACACCGTTATTTTCACGTGACAGCACAGAGATGGTGACGCAGGCCGGAGACGGACTGGTGACAGAAATATCCGCGACACGCCCGTCGGCACTGCGACCATGATACTGATAGGCACCCACCGACCCGGCGACGCTTAAACCTTCAAACGCCTGCTGAATACGCAGACGATAATCGGTGTCAGATTCCATCACTGCCGGTGTCGGCGGAATGGTCGAATCATCTGCCGGGGTGATAATCAGGCGTGTGGTGTTGTAATTGGCACCAATCACATCAAGGTCATTACCGGCGGCACAGGCCAGCATCACCGCCCGTGCGGCCTCATTCACACGCTGACGCCAGATAAGCTCACGATAAGCATTTTCCTCCAGCAGTTTGACGAGAGGCTCGGATTCCAGCGTCAGGGTACGGGCGACCGCCTCCTGCTGGTCTTCCGGGTAAAGGGAAATCAGTGTCGCCTTGCGTTCGGCAAGAATGGTTTCAAAGTCCAGCTCCTCGACCACATCCGGTGCGGGTAGCTGGTTCAGGTCGATAATCGGCATGGTTTCAACTCACAGGGATGGTTAACGAAAGTGGCTGGCCGGTGTCGTTGTGCTGGCCGGTTAACGTGACCGTCATTCGCCCGTCAAAACTGCGCTCAGTGGTGACGGATGACAGGGTGACGCGGGGTTCCCATTTCAGCACCGCCATGTAACAGGCGACCTTAATCTGCAACTCAAGCGCCGGGGTCTGCGGCTGGTCAATCATTGACGCCAGCAACGAGCCGTAATCACGACGCATCACCCGTGAGCCGACGGGGGTACGCAGGATATCGCCGATACTCTGGCTGATATGCTCAAGGTCAGTGACAGTCAGGCCATCACTGCGATTCATTCCGAGATAACGCGCAGTCATAGAGGTCCCCCGGTTGTGCCGCCGCTGTCGCCGGGGTGTTTATGGGTATGCAGTACCTTACCGTTTGATGAGAGCTCACCGCCGGTGTGTTCAATGTTGCCGCGCATCGTCCCGCCCTTCTGCACTTCCAGCGTGCCGGTAATCAGCCTGTTGGTGCAGACCACCTCCGGTGTGTCCAGGGTGATGCGGGTTGATGCTTTCACCATGACCACCGGCACCGTGGCAGTAACAGAATCAGAAGCCGTCACGCTGGCCGTTTTAATTCCGCTTACCGTGAGTGCACTGGTTTCGGGTTCATACTCAATCACCGCCCCGTCAGGGAAACGGATATGCAGGGCATCCGCCGACGCAGACGGCGCGGGGTTATCGCCGGAATAAATCCCCGGCAGAACGAACGCCGTGTCGAGTTCACCGCCCACGGCCAGAATCAGCACCTGTTCCCCCACGGAAGGTGCCCACCATGTGCGCGAACGTCCGGCGCGATGGGTCAGCCACTGCAGCCAGTCGGTACACATGCCGCCGGTCTGCACACGGCAGCGACCGGCGTTAAGGTCGGTTTCGACGATAACGCCGGTGCGAATCATGTTGCGCAGTGCGCGCGCGAGTTCCTGAATATTTGCGAGAGTGTTCATAACGGGAAGGATGCCGCCGGGTCATACCGGCGGCAATGTGACGATGAGGTGTCGGGAATGGCACAACTAACGGTCGAGGTGAGCCAGGATAATCTCTTCAATCATCTGCACATCCTCACCGGTAAAGCCGAGCAGAGGACGCGCCGGATAATCAATTTTCTTACCGTCTTTCCGGTTTTCTTCCGACAGACCGAACTGATGCACGCTGGCGATTTTCGGTGACTTCCCGCCGTAAAATTCCATTGATGCCTGTTCCGGGCTGGCGCGGATATGCAAAAAACGGCTGGTGATAAGTTTCGCAAACATTTTTCGCTTAACACGACCGGTCTTTTTTCTGGCGCTCTGCTGCTGGCGTGGCGCGTAGGGTGTGCCGTCCGGGGCTTTCTGTGCCATCACCCGGCGCTGCTGACTCTGACGCAGACGTTTCGCCAGTTCGGCGCTCAGTCGCCGACGCCCTGACGGTGACAGCGACTCAATCAGTCCGGTCAGCCGGTCTTCAAAACGCTTAAACTCATTCATCCCACTTACTCACCAGTTCACCATTGATATAAAGCTCCATCGGGCGGGTGACCGGCTCCGGCAGCGGGGGTTCCGGGATATTCTTCACATGCAGCGCACCGTCAACCTCACTGACCAGCGTGCGCTCGGTCAGCATCAGGCTGATGCTGATATCAAAGCTGCTGTCATTGTTGATGTCCGCATAAAACGTGAAGCCCTTTTTCTGGCCTTCGTCGGTGGTCATGATGTCGGGCTGATTTTCCCGCAGCCACGCCAGCACCGGCACGATGAGCAGGTCAAAATCACCGGTAAAGTCGGTCACAATGACATTGAGCGTGTAACGCTTTTCAAATGACAGCGACGTCGCCAGTGTGGAGGCAATACTTCCGTTATCCACGAATATCCGCAGCATCTCGGGACTGGTTTTCAGCACCGTGACGGCATCAGTCAGCGCCCTGCGCAGGCTGTCGGGTTTGAGCATCGTTTCCGTCCTGACAGTGTTTAATCATTTTTATCTGGCTGGCACAGTGTGCCAGCGCGTTCTCAAGCTGCCGGATATCGGCACTTAAATCGCCGTTCTTCTCCGGGTCACTGCCCGGCATCGGGCAAAGACTCACTTTCGGGCAGGCGTTGGCGACAATCACTGGCGTCGGTGCAGGCCGGACGCTGGTGCAACCGGCGCACAGCATCAGGCAGGTCAGCACCGTACCAGCGGCGAAAATCTTCGTTTTCATTCAGTAACCTCGTGATGGTTTTCTCGCGCTGAGCTTCACGCTTCGCGGCGTTTTCCAGTTCCTGACGCAGTGCCACCTGCGCCAGCTCGTTTTTGTCTGCCCTGGTGATGGCAACATGAAGCTGATTTTTCAGCATGGTGATGGTCGCCTGCTGCCCGCTGGCGACGTTGTTCGCCCTGTCCAGCGAGGCGCGCAGTCTGGCGTTTTTATGCTTCGTCAGAAACAGACCGGCCACCGCCAGTGATAACAACACAACCAGCACAGTCATCAGCTTTGACATGGTTCCCGCCCCTCAAAACGCTGACGGCAGGCCGTACGTATCAGCCGGAAGAACACCGATGCCACGAGATAAATCAGCGCGGTAAAAATCCACCCGGCAGCGACCAGCGAGATAAACGTCGCCACTATCACCACCAGAGCCGCCGCCCGCCTGCGCCACGGCACCGGCTGTAAAAACAGCGACGTGACAATCTTCACGGCCAGCGATTCCGGCGGCAGCTCCCGTCCGTAGCGTTCCAGTACATACTCCGTGGCATACACGCCGACACCACCGGCAACCACACAGATAACCGTCGCCAGAATCGCCCAGGCAGCGACAAAACTGACGGCCACGCTCTGCGGGTAAATCAGGGACAGTGCCAGCATCAGCGCCAGCGACACGTGCAGCATCAGTGAAAGGGATAATTTTTTCATGGTGTTTACTCCGTTTAAGCAGGTACGCCGCCAGCGGTACGCCAGACGGTGACCAGTTTTTCCAGTGAATGCTCACGCTGACCGTAACCGGCACCCGGCAGGGACGCCCAGATATTGCAACAGCGTGAAATGGCTCGCTCAATGCGTCCCGCCCGGATGTCATCCAGTGCACCGCGTTCGCGGATCAACTGAATGGCGAGTCTGTCCTGTGACAACGGACTGAAATCCGGCAGGGCAAGCTGTTTGCGGTAATGCGGCCAGAACAGGTAAAGCTGCTGATAGCGACCGGAGGCCGTGGATTTTTCACCGCGACGGTTAAACACCTTCGCCGGTCGACCATGTGCGAACGGGTGGTCACTGTAGTCGGTGAAGATTTCCGGCTTTCCATCCAGTCCGGTGACTATCACGTCATAGCCCCGGTTTTTCGTCAGCGGATGGTTCGCCGTCCCTTCGGACACGGCCAGCATGTCGAGAAAGGCGGCGATATTCTGATGCATGTTAATTACCGGCATTACTGTTTCCCCCTGCCCTTAAAGCGGCGCTGAATGGCAATCTCAATCACCTGATAACCGGCGATACCCAGCATGGAGCCGATACCGCACACCGCAGGCAGTGACAGGTCAGGAAACTGCACCAGAACAACACCGGCAACCATCGAGACAAAACCACCGAGCAACATGCGCCCGATAAACAGACGCGGGGTGATGGGTTCACCACCGGCAAGCACCTTGCCGACAACAATCAGCACCCCAATCATGAAAAGCGACAGGACGCTTTTTTCTTCTGCTGTCATGCGTTACTCCCACAGATTGACAGTTTCAGCCACGGGCGCGGTCTGAACGTCGGGCAGTTCGACGGTGGTGCCGTGCGGCAGCACCGCACCCAGTTCAGCCAGTCCCGGATTTGCGGCGAGCACGGTCTCAACCACGCCCTCAGTGCGCCCGTAATACCGGACACAGATGGCGTCGAGCGTGTCGCCCTGTAGCGCAAAGGTCTTCATCAGATTTGACTCACGATGCAGCGCGGCTTGTCCTGGATACGCGCCACCGCCCAGCGCATATCCCGCCACAGTTCATCAATGGTGCTGTCAATGCTGTCAGCCTTCTTGTCGCCTTTCGCACTGGCATCCACGCCGCGGTAACGCTCATAAAGCGACGCGGTCGCCATCGCACACACGGCGCGCTCGTAGTAAAAAACTTTGATGCTTTCACCGTCGATGTCGTCCGCCGGAACGTCCGCCAGACGCGTAAAACCGGCAGCAATTTTCTGTTCGCGGTACTCGTACAGCTCCGCATTCGTTTCAGCCATGCCTGACTTGATGGCCTCACGCAGACGGGCGGGGGCGACGGTCTGCTCAAGTCGCATACGTTCCCGGACGCGCTTCGGGTCGATATCGGGAAAAAAGAACGTGTTTTTAATCACCGGCTCGTCGCCTGCCGGTTGCGGGATGACCACCGTACCCTCACCTGACACGGGAGCCTCCTTTCGCGGAATAATCAGCGTCATCATGACTACCTCTGAAAAGTCGGGCGGTGGACGCCGGTGCAGTGTCAGGTGATTCACCCACACTGACCGGCGTGCCGCCCTGGCGCGGGGCGCATTCGGTTGTTAACTGGCTTTCTTTTTCGGGCGTCCACGTTTTGCCGGTGTCACGCTCCGGGTCTTACGCGGGGCGCGGGTGGCCGCTTTGGGCTGCGGCTCCGGCTTCGGTTTCAGCTCCCGCTCCAGTCGTTCAATCTCTTTTTTGACGCCTGCCTGACAGTCGAGCTGTGTCGCACGTTGCAGGTGAGCCAGCGCACCGGCGGCATCACCAGCATCACGCAGAAACAGACCAGTGATTTTGTGCAGCTTTGCGCGCACTTCATCAGGCATGTCAGCCGTGGCGGTCAGTTCAAGGGTGTCCGTCAGCAGGCGGGTATCCACAGACTCACCGGCAGCGTGAGCGCGCATGGCCGCAAGCGCCACCTCCTCGGTGAACATGTACGGCGGGGTGCGGCGGTGTTTACCCGGCATGGTCAGACCGTACTTCAGGGCATAACGGGCAATCTCCAGCGCACCGGCAATATCGCCGGTATCCAGACGCCACAGCATGACCGTCATCAGAATGTCATCCTGTGCGCCTTTGCCCTGCTCCAGCACGCCGTTCACCCACGGCAACCAGAACGGCAGCAGTTCGCGTTTTTTCGCGGCCTTCAGCTCTTTTGAATAAATCGCTTTCAGTGTGCGCTGGTCTGCGGCCAGCTTGACCAGCATCTGCTCATAGACAGTTGCATGTCGCAGCGGGGCGGCTTCCCGCTGCGCGGTCATCGCTGCCGAGACCCGCATCATGTGGCGCTGTGCGGGACTCGTCATCGGTTACGCTCCCGGCTCTGCGGTCGCCTTAGCCGGTGTGGAAAAATCACCGACCTTGATTTTTTCCACCAGACAACCGGCGGCGTAGTCTTCCACCACGTAATCAATGTTCATTGACTCGTAGTTCTCCACGCGGTCGAGTTTCGGGTTTTCCTCAATCACGCGGCGATGGCTGTCATCCATGTAGTAGATGGACAGGTTTTCCAGCTTCGTGATGAGCATCGCATCCGCCGGGAAGTACGGGACGCGTACCGCCGGCAGGTTACCGATGCGTTTCTGGCTGATGATGACGTCAGCGGCCAGCATTTCGCTGTTGTCCTGCTCCTTGTTAACGATGGGGAAATACTTGTCCGCCAGTAGCTGACGCCCCACAATCACCACAAGGTCAGGGTCTTCCTGATACCACGGTTCAATCAGGTTGTTGGTCGCATCCATCACCAGTGCATCGAGGCTGGCATAATCACCGCCCTTACCCACGCGGATAACCTCAGAGGTGGTGTGACCTTCCTCGTCAGTAACCTTGCTCATCACGCGCGCCGGGGCTTCATTGCGGTATTTCTGCAGCCAGCCGACCGCCACATCCTGCAGCATCGGGTTACTGCTGCGGTCAGAGGTTTCGGCACGCTTCACGCCGTTAAAACCGGCCATGATTAAATCAAGGGACTGGCGTTTGATAATGGCGTTACGGATACGGAGCTGGAAATCCTGATAACGCGCCCACAGGTCAAGCGTTTTGTAGCGGATATAAAAATCGAAGTTAATCTGGTCGCATTCGTACTTGTTTGACGCCAGCTTCGAGAAGTCCTTCGGCTGACGCTCGGTGCCACCGGCGGTGTCGGTGGTGCTGGCGATGGAGCCGGTGACACCAATACCAATTTTTTCCCCTTTCATTTCGCTGACCGGCACAATGTTGATGCGGGTCAGAAAATCAGAGGACTCCTGCATGGTGTTCATCAGGGTCTGGGTGACCGACGGTTCAACGGTGAATTTTTTCGACACATCACCGGCGTCGATGCCGTTCAGTTCGGCAACACGGGACAGATAGGCATTAAATTTAAAGCGGGTTTCCTGGCGCATAGTTTTTCCTGAAATTAAGGGTTAATCGTGAAGGTTTTCCCGGACTGACTGACGCCGGTCAGCAGTTCGTCATCAGGGCGTCACCGCCACCGCCGGTGGCCTTGCTGCGGCGCTGCTGGGTCAGACTTTCGGTGTGGTCGAGGCTGTTTTTCAGGCGGGTGAATGCCTGGCTGGTTTCATCCGCCCTGTCAGTCACATCCTGCTTAAGTGCGGAAAAGGCGGTTTCCATCTCAGCAAGGCGCTGCTCAGTGGCGCTCAGTTTTTCCTGCACATGCTCAGCGACAGCGGTCACCGCTTCATGCACGTCATTCAGACGGGCGTCATCGCTGGCCTGTTTGCGGCCAAAAATGGATTTCACCTTTTCGGTCAGGGCTGTGAACACGGTTTCAGGCAGGTCTTCAAATTCCAGCTCAACGGGCGTTGCCACTGAAATCAGGTTTTCAGGGCTTAATTTGAAGCGGTTCAGGGGGTTGTGTTTTGCCGTGCGGCAGAATTCCAGGTATTCCGTGCCGAGGCTTGCCGGGTCATCGGTGACGGCCAGACCCACCAGATAACATTTGCCGGTATTGGCAAAGTTCGGCTGAATTTCCATTGAGGTATAGACCTTCTGCGCGGCCTTGTTCATCGCGATAAGGTCATCGGTCGGGGTGATTTTCGCAAACAGCGCCCATTTGCCTTTCAGCGCCGAATCATCGTCAATCTTTTCGGCCTTCAGTTCGGCCACATCGCCATAACGCTTA